GCAGTGCCCTAATAACTGCCCCCTTCGGTATAAGATTAAAATCAATACCCAGATTGTATCCTGACTCCATAGCATGACCAGAAGCATGATACGCACTGGCATAAGTCGTTGAAAAATGGTTTGACATTATCTTCACATTTTTCACCATCATTGTATCAAACGCTTTATCCATATGCCCAAAGAATTTACCTATTCGATTATATTTCCTGACATCACCCCAGTTTAAAACACCATACTGAGCGTATCTCTGGTAAAAATCTGAGAGGTCGGAATTAATAAATCGGACATACTCCCTATAATTAGGCATTAAATTAGCAGTAATTAAATTACCTGTCATTGCATCTATTGTTTTGTTTGTTGCATTTAAAACCATCTTTATAAAATGGTCAAGTGGCTGTACTGCCATTTTTCACACCCCAGCTAATAAAGTTTAGCACTATCCAAATCAAAAGTCTTTAGCTCTGGTTCGTAAGCACTTTTGTCCTTTTCTATATCTTTATAAAGAGTTTTCATAATGTTGTCCTGCGCTTTGCGCTCTTCTTGCTCTATCTTTTCCTGCTCCATTGCCACATCGTCTACCATCGGAAGCATCGACAGGACCGTACTGTCTGACACAGTGCCTTTCAGCTTAACAGCAACTTCGGCAATTTCTTTCAGGTTCTGAGGAATGTTTCTTGTGAATGTAATTCCAACATCACGCCATTCATATGTCCTTGCTTTATTTTTTAGAAAATTAAATATTAATTCAATTCTGCGCTGTAGCCCTTTTTTAAATTTACGCTCTTTCTGGGAGCTACTCTGTTCCAGTCCCCATAATTTAAATTCCAAGGCAACCCCAGATAAATTATGTGCAAACCTTTCGTCTGTTAAATTTGGAGTCATGCTTAATTTATGAATATCTTCTTGGATTCTATTTTTAAGAGTTTCTTTGCCTGTATGGTCAATATTCTTAATCAGCCAGTCTGCATCACCATCTTCATCCAGTTTAATTACCCTGTCACTTTTCATTTTCTGTATGTCATCTGCATCTGTAGCAGACATATTAATAATCTTTAAATAGGCATCCGCATGATATTCTGAATCATCCATATCGTTTGATTGCAGATTGTCATAAGCATCAATAAGAGTCATGACTTTCTCAAAGTCACCCTGTCTTTCATCGTTATTTGGAAACTCCACTATCGGTACAAGGTCAAAATGATGGTCCATAACATCAATAAGGGTTAGTGCATCATCCTTTAACACATAATTAAATACGCTTTTATCAGTGTATAAATAAATTACTGTGGAAGTTTCGTCTTTTTCCAAATCAACATCCTCATAGTAATAAATAGCAAGGGAAGGCTCTTTGGAAATACTCTTATCATAAGCAATAATAATATTGTCTGGGTCTATTACATCGAATCTGGGTATGACCATTCCATCTTCTCTTTCGTCTGTATATAATATTTCAAACGCTGTCCCCTTAATACTTTGTATTTTAGCCAGCTCCAAATTCTCATCTGCTTCATCGTTGTATTTAAAAATATCAGTCAATTCTTCTAACATGGTTTCATTGTTTACAGAAGTAGTATAAGTAACTGGTTTACCCATAAAATAACCAACAGAAACATCAGTAATAAAACCAGCAAAATTATTTATTATCTGGTTATTTGGGTCATTACTGCCCTTTGATTTTTTATTTAATATTTCAATATTCCTGCCCTCATAATATTCCTGCATAATAAAATACTTTTCTTTTTCGTGTTCATTAATTAATTTAACTATTAAATCTTCTGGTACTGTTTCCATCTTGTCTAACCTGAGCATTTCCTATCCCCCCATCAATACAGTCCTAATTTCCGCTTGTTCATTGTCTGTAACTTTCTCTCTATCATGACATCTTCATAAGCATATCTGAGTGCATCCATTAAATGATTATCCTTGTCTACAGGGACTCTGAGAACATTACCCTGCGCATCCCTTTTCCACTGGTACTTACTCAGTTCATTAATCATATACTGGCAAGTGCTGTGCACTATTATTTTAGCCCTCTGTAGCCACTGGATGCCAAAGTTCACTGAGCCCTTACCTTTTCTGGTCGGCATTGCCCTGACTCCCAGATTCTTTAGTTCCTGAATACTCTTCGGTTCTGCGCTGTCACAGTACACATAGTCATGGTCTATTATTTTCATCACTTCTTCAGCCAGAATATCATTAGTCATTTCCCTGCCATAGAGCTCATCCAGTACATAGATTATATTTCTGCTAGAGTCATAGTGGGTATGTACCATTGCTGAAGGATGCCCACCAAAGCCAAAGTCCAAGCCATTCTTGAAAGTGGAGAAGTGTTTCATCTGTTCTGACAAGTCTTGTATTTCCCAGTTCTTAAATATAACTTCGCCAATAATACCCCAATTACCTTCTGTATAAACATCTTTATAGTATTCATCTGTTTCGTTTTCCAGTGCCTCTATATCATCCTTAGCCAAAAACCTGTTGTCCCTGTAAGTGGTCTTTAGTATCGACACATCGGGAGTCATATAGGTCTTGCTGTTGTTGTCCCAGTCATTTGGAAAGAAATCCTCTCTAATCCAGTGGTCACGCAAAATAGGATTAAATGACATGGTTATCCGCTTGGATACCAGTGCCTGTCCCCTGAGTCGTTTATCTAACTGCTTTAAATCCTCTCTGGATAACTCTGTTGCCTCTTCTATCCAAATATCTGTAAACACCCCTTCTGCTGGGGTAACTGATTTTATCTTCTCAGGGTCATCCAGTCCTGCAAATAATATCTGTTTTTTATTTAATGTGCAGGTAACTGTCATCTCACTTTTATTTATTCTGAAATAATTATTTAAATCATTTTCATTTATTATTTTTGTTATTTCGTTAAATACACTGCTCCTGATTGTCCTTGCTACTTTGCGCACTATTAGATAATTTCTCTTACTACCCAGTATATCTAATACGCATCTCTGAGCCAGAAATACAGACTTCCCTGAAGATGCTCCACCAAAGAATATCTGTAGCCTTGGTTTTTCTTTTTTTAAATACTTCAGATATATTTTATTTAAAAGCATATCCATTTACAACACTCCTTAGTATAGAGCCAAACACTTTATTATTAAATCATTTAAATGTTCAAATCCTTTTTCAAAATATATCAGGCTGTCGCCTATACTTCTTGAATCATAATTATCTACTCCGTAAATAAGGCTGTCTACAGCAAGGTCTAAATATATATTTGTTGAAATTAAATATTCTTTTGCATTAAATCCTAAATTATCAGGTACTTCGATATGGTTTATTAATATCTTTGAGTATGCTCCTATCCAACCCAGTTCTTCACCCATTTCATCTATCCATTCATCAGTATACTCATATCTCTGCATTAACTTGCCTACAGTAATTATCCTTTTAGCAAGCATTTCCTGTATGTCGATTAATTCATTTGTAAAACTATGTAACTGCTCTTTATCCAAGACATTACTACTAGAATTATTATTAGTGTCTTTTCCACAACCAGATAATATTAATAGGGTTATTAACAGGAAAACAATTATCTTATTTTTATTAAACATTAATATCACTCCTTTTAATTTATTTTAATATATCCATCCCTATATATATAGTCTATATATATAGGCCATATATATATGTTATACATCTCTATATATATGTATATGGTATTGATGAAATAAATTAATTAAATTAAATAAAAATAAATATTAAAAGTATTATTTAAACACCTTTAACATTTATTTTAACAGCAACATCCCCTTTATTATTTACACTTAAATTATCACTAAACATGCCTAAATATCTTCCTAGACTATCTAAAGCACCTTTTTTATCATGTAATTTAATTACTAAATCACCATGTTTATTTCTTTTAATTTCTAAAATAGCAGATAATTTCTCAGGAGCTACCTGAGATAAATCTTTTAATTCAAAATCATATCTTATTTTTTTATTTCCCTTTTTATCTTCATACTCTACAGGAATAATATTAATAAAATCAGTAATATTAGCAAAGGCTATTTTTTTAAATTCAGCCACTACTTCATCCTGTTTTAAATCATTGCGCTGTTTAATATCAGCCATCCTTTTTTCTATTTCTTCTTTAACAAAAGGATTCTGTAATTGCCTAGCTCCCATAATAGCATGGTTCTTTTCAGTATAACCAGCCCTCAAAGCAGATTGTGAGGCATTAAAATCAATTAAATACTCCTGTACAAATCTTCTTTGGCGGTCAGTTAGCTTTTTTTCCTTTGCCATAAAATCGCCTCCTAGAGAAACTCTGCTTACTCTTCTCTCCCTATTTTCCCCTAACTTTTTAACTTTATCACCTGTATTATTTTTAAATGTCCCCATATTAAACTTATTTTTATTAACTGAATTATTTTATTTATTTTAACCTGTAACATTTAATTTTATGCTTTTTAGC